TGTTAAAATTCAATATAAGCGTAGAAAATAAAATAATAATTTTAGGAGATTATGACGGCTCCGTATTTGAAGGTAGTGATCGGTTGAGTATGGCGGTGATGAAAGATATAAACGTTTTAAGTTCTTTACAAAAAAAAACACAATCTATAATTATATCCGAAGGCGACAGGTTCACCAACAAAAATTATATTCAAATAATGTCGCCACATATAATTAAAATAGAAGACAATGGTTGTACTGGTAGGCTAAAGCGAGGTACAACTCAATCTGTTCGCCAAATAAAAACAATACAAACCCGCGTTAATAATATAACGGCTCATGAAAACGTCGCTGATAGCAATGAGGCTCTTTCTTCAATATTAAAAAGAATACACATATGAAAGAATTAGAATTAGTTCAAGTGGAGCATAATAGAAAGCGCTCCGAAGTTTGCGAATACATAGAGCCAAATATAACAGAGGACTCAATCTTTATAGCAGACGGAAAACCCATAGGGTTTTATTTGAATAAAATGACCGAGCGTATGTGTAAAATAGCGGACGTCGCCAATGCGGAATTATTAAGCAAAAGGGTTCCTAAAACTCTAATGAATAGAGTAAAGAACGGGGAAAAGGACGGAAGGCGAACAGATGAAAACAGAGTATCACAAACAAGCGTTATATTGGGTTCATGCCCGCCCCGCAATCACCTGAAGAAAAAGTATGCCAGTATATCAAGGGTGCACGCTGTTGAATCGGCTCAAACCTTTATTAAATCTATGTTGATGCTTGCTAAAGAAAGCGAAGAACTAATAAAACAGTATTTACCCGAACAGTATAATGAACAATTAAATTTGTTAAAACGTGTAGATAAGAAATGGAGATTTACAGACCTGTTCACAAGTTCAATATCAAACTATAATATATCCGCTCCGTTTCATCAGGATAATGGCAATATTAAAAATACCGTGAACGTTATTATATGTAAGAAATTTAACTCCAAGGGCGGCGACTTACATGTACCTGATTACGGAGCGACAATAGGTCAGCGTGACAATTCAATTTTGGTATATCCAGCGTGGCGCAATATGCACGCGGTAACAAAAATAATACCTACCCATACCAATGGATATCGAAACTCATTGATCTTCTATCCTCTACAAGCGTTTGTAGATTTATAGCAAATAACAATAACAGGTTGTGAACACGTATGCCATTTCCCAAACACGTATCAGAAAAGACTCAGTTCAAGCCAGGACAAAGCGGCAACCCCGCAGGACGCCCAAAGGGTACACGCAATCGTAGCACTATCGCCCGCAGGTGGCTTGAAGTAATTGAAAAGCACGTCAACCCCATATCAGGCGAAAAAGAGGAATTGACGCAAGAGGACATAATTACGCTTGCTCAAATAAACAAAGCGCGTAAGGGCGATAGTTCAAGTTATCGCAACCTGCTTGACTCCGCCTATGGTTCGCCTGACCAAAACATTAACGCAACAAATAACACGAAACTTGATTTAAGCAGCGTACCCGTTGAGGAACTTGAAAGATTAAATGCACTCTTTGAGTCTATCGCAAATAGAGAATCGGACGGGTTATAGTCTTGCCGAACTTTATTTACTGCACCGCAAGGAAGTTAAACGCGCATTCATAGAAGCGCGGGCTGAAGAGGCACGTAAAGACTTTTATTCGTTTGTACGGCTGACGTATCACGGCTTTCAAGTTAATTGGCATCATAAAGTTCTTTGTTATTATTTAGAGCGGTTTGCCCGTGGACAGGAAAAGCGTTTAATGATATTTTTGCCGCCGCGTTATAGCAAGTCGGAACTGCTATCACGGCGTTTGCCAGCGTGGATATTCGGCAACAACCCTAATCTAAATATTATTGCTGCAAGTTATTCGGCAGACCTTGCAAGCCGCATGAATAGAGACGTGCAGCGAATAATGGACGAGGACTCATACGGCATTATATTCCCTGATGTTAAACTAAATAGTAAAAACGTAAGGCAGGATGCGCAGGGCTCATGGCTTAGGAATAATGATATATTTGAAGTGGTAGGGCATCGCGGCGTTTACCGTTCGGCTGGTATCGGTGTTGGTATTACAGGCATGGGATTTGACCGAGGCATAATAGATGACCCAATTAAAGACGATAAAGAGGCGAGCAGTAAGGTAGTTCGTGAAGGTTTGGAGGAATGGTACAACACCACGTTTTATACACGCAAAAGCCCCGATGCTGGAATATGCGTAACAATGACCCGTTGGCATGAAGATGATTTAGCAGGGCGCATATTAAGCAAAGCGGAACAAGACGCGTTTGCCGAGCAATGGAAGGTAATTAAACTACCCGCGTTTTGCGAACAGGAAAACGAACTCGGTAAAGAGGTTTACGATACGCTTGGAATTAAACCGCGTAAAATAGGTGAGCCGCTATGGGTGGAGCGTTTTCCCGAACAGCATTTATTAAGCACCCGCGCCACGCTTGGTAGGAAGTTTAACGCGTTGTATCAACAATCACCAACGGCATTAGACGGCGATTTATTTAAGGTTTCATTCATTGACGCGGTGGATGCAGTACCCGCCGAAGCGCAGCGCATACGATATTGGGATAAAGCAGGAACAGAAGGCGGCGACGGTGCGGAAACGGCTGGCGTGTTAATGGCTAAACACAATGGTATATTTTATGTTGAAGACGTCGTACATGGCAGGTACTCAAGTTACGAACGTGAGCGCATAATTAAACAGACGGCGGAGCGTGATGGCGTGAGGGTGCATATATGGCAAGAGCAAGAGCCTGGAAGCGGTGGCAAAGAGTCGGCTGAATTAACAGTAAAAAACCTTGTTGGATATTCAGTACATACCGAGCGGGTAAGTGGTAGCAAGGAATTAAGAGCCGAGCCATTTGCAGCGCAGGTAGAGGCGCACAATGTTAGAATAAAAAAAGCCGATTGGAATGTAGTATATTTGGAACAATTAAGCAAGTTCCCTAATGGCAAGTTGAAGGATATGGTGGATGCATCATCGGGCGCATTTAATAAACTCGCCATTGAAAAGAAAGCACGACTAATCATATGACAATCGCACAAAGAATTAAATCGCTGTTTGGTAATGTTCCGCCGCCGAAGTCTAACGCTTGGAGCGGTGGTGCTGGTAATTCACGTAATACACGCGCTCAACTTGATATGGCGCTTGTAGGGCTGGTCTATCGTTGTTTGCGTAAGCGAGCGCAGGCGCTGGTAGATACAGACTTCATTATTGGCGAGGCAGTATCGCAAACCGAAATAAAGAGCCATGACGTTGACCATTGGCTGGTTAAACTATTAAACAACCCAAATAAAGAGCATGATGCTATTGAGTTAATTCGTTTAACTCAAATGTGGTTCGATACTAACGGTAATGCTTTTTGGCTGGTTACGGTTAATGATTTAGGATTGCCCGAACAGATACACGTAATACCGCCGCCGAATGTTACTATTCAATTTAATAACGGCGAAGTAATAGGATATAAAGTAAAGATGGGCAACGTGGACGAGTTCGTGCCGTGTATTCAGATGATACATTTCCGCAACCTTGAACCGTCTATGCACCCTATTGATTATTATTTAGGTCGCTCGCTGGTAGCATCAGCAATACATGAAATAGATATTGAGGAAGAGAGTAAACTATTTATGTCGCGGTATTTTGAGAACGATGCACAGCCGCCGTTGATTCTTGAAACACCGAACGAAGTTGACGAAGCCGAATGGCAGAACTTCAAAGCACGCTGGGATCAACGGATAAAGAACTACAAACTGCAAGCCGTGTTAAGCGGTGGAATGAAGTTAGGCGTGCCGCCTTCGGTGAGCGTTGATATTAAAGGCATTAGCGAGGACATTCGCATCAGTCTTTGCGCCCTGTTGGGTACGCCGTGGTCTTACGTGTCGGGTGATTATGCGGGCGGTCTTAACTCTTCAACGCAATCGGTAAAAGACACGTTTAACATAGATGAGATGGAGCCGATACGCCGCTACTACGCTTCGGTGCTTACGCGATTCTTTGCGCAGTACGAGCCAAGTGTAAAGGTGCAACACGTGCCGTATGCGTACCGTGATCCCGAAGAGAACAGGAAGCAGATTGAGTTTGAATTAAGCAACGGGCTGGCTACCATTAACGAAGTGCTACAACGCGACGGCAAAGAGCCAATAGGTGCTGAGGGTGATACGCGCTTCATGTCGCGTACACTGGTAACATTAGAAGACGTATTAAAGGGCGTTGTGCCTGTTCGTGATTACGAAGGCGAAGTAATTGATTCAAATAAAACTAAAGACTATGAAGAGCGTGGCGTGTTTTGGACGCGCACTATGGAGCAGGCTGTAAAGTTTGAACAGAAGTTAATGCGAGCGCTGCAACCCGTATTTAATGAAATGAATGAAGAGGCGGCAAAGGTTGCTAAAAAGAATAAATCGGTTAATGTTAAAAAGTTACAACCGAAGGTCTATGCTGATTTATTTAATGACCCGAAGTGGACAAAGAAACTGCAAGACGCCGCAAAGGATATTACAAAGGCGTATGCCAAAAACACGGTAGCGCAGGCGATGGATAAATTGAACGTGAGCGGCGATTTATCAGAAACATTTGAAACGAAATTAAATGGGGCAATAGACAGCACGCTTGCTACGTTCAAGTCAATACCCGAAACAATAGGCACGGATTTATCTACAGCGCTGCAAAAGAACCCGACAATGACAGCGGGCGATTTAGAAGATTTAATTGATGATACCTTCGCACGCTATGGAGTTGATATGCCGTATGCCGAGCGCATCGCAGTAACAACCACCACGCGCATTACTGGGGCTGCACAGCGCACCACGTATGATGAGTTCGGATTTACAAGCGTTTGGACTTCACAGCGTGATGGGCGTGTAAGAGATTCGCACCAAAACGCGGACGGGCAAGAGCCAAGTGAAGACGGCTACTTTAATGTAGGCGGTGACATTATGCAGTACCCTGCAAGCGGCGGCGTTCCTGCCGAGAATATAAATTGCCGCTGTTATTTATTTCCCGTACAATCGAAGAGGCAATAAAAATGTTTGGAAAGTATGTTACGCGTGAATTAACTTCGCACAAGTTCAAAACGGACGAACACTACAAACGGGCAATTAAAAGCGCAAGACGCGAATTACATATTGCAATAAGTAAATGCGGTAGTGTTGATGTTTTGGATAAAGCGTTGGATGTAATAAATAACCCTATCGAAAACAAATCGGGGCACGTTGCTGAAAAGTAGCGTAGCCCTTTTTTACTATGCAAGATTTATTAAATGTAAACAAGCACGTCCATTTAATTCGCGAAGGCGGCAAAGCGATTGGACTGCGTACGCATCGTGAGGCTGAAATTAAATCGGTAGGCAAGGCTGAAGGTGGTGAGGATATTTACCGCTTTGTAATTACAAGCAACACGCCCGACCGATACAACGACGTGGTAGAAGCGCAGGGCGGAGACTTCTCGCATTATATGCGGAACCCTGTTGTATTCTACAACCACAACACTCACGGCGATATGCTGCCTATTGGCAAGTGTTTATCGTTTGAAGTTGTGGAAAATAAAATCGTTGCCGACGTTGTGTTTGACCGTGAAGACGATTACGCGCAAAAGATAGAGAATAAAATTAAACGCGGCTTTTTGAATGCTGTGTCTATTGGTTTTATCCCGCTTGCAGGTTATGAAGCACGCCCTGAAGAGTTAGGCATTAGTGCTGATTCTTTGCGCCCAATGAGTAACACGATTGGCGTTTATACCAAGTGGGAAATAATAGAGTTTAGTGTTGTTGGCATACCTGCTAATACGGACGCGTTGCTGGTGAATAATTCTTTCAATAATAATATAGACCTTGACTTCCGAAGCGAAGTAAATAAAATGAACAAACAAAGTGTAAATAAAGCGCTGGAAGCCGCTGACGTTGAAGCGTTTATTGCTTCCGCTACGGGTGAGTTTAAGAAAGTAATTCTAAAGTTGTTGCAAGATTACAATCTTGATTTTTCTACTACCGATGTGGCAACGGTTGCAGGCGAGTTTGCTAATGGTGTGGTACAGGCGTTCGGCGGTGTTGTTGAAGAGCCAGCCACAGAGCCAGCACCCGAACAGATGCAAGCAAAAGAATATACATTCAAGGACGAATTAGATTTCTTCCTGCAATTAAAAGCAACGCACAAAGCAGAACTTGAAATGTGTACGGCTGCAATGTCTTTGCCCGAAGTAACAGAGCAGGGCATGGAAATAATTAGCAACCTTGCTACCGTGTTGCCCGAAGAAATTGAAATGCTGCACGAACACGTATTAGCATTAGAAGGTAAAGCACCCGCTGAGTCCGAAGAGGAAGAGCCTATGATGGATTCATTTAAGACGTTAAACGATTGGTACGTTGCGCGTGCAGGTAAAACAATTAGTGCAAAGACTCGCAAGTTGTTGCAAGAAATGTACGAGCATCAGGAGAAAGCCGAAGAGATGACCAAACTGGCTAAAAAGATTTGCCGTGAGTTAATTCAAGTAAACAGCCAACCCGAAGCCGAAGCAAGTTACGACGAAGCGCAAGCGATTGAAGCAATAGAGGACGCTATTAAAAACGAGATTTCATTTATTTAAGGAGTTAATTTAATGACAGCACAAGAAATTGCACAGAAGGCTATTGAAGCCTATAAAGCAGCGGAGGCACAAAAGGCAGCCGCGCAACGCAGCACACCCGCAATTATTCGCGGACTTAATGATAATAAGCAGGACGATGTTAAATCCGACCTGACTGATGTTCGTTCACGTCAGTTGATTTTTGCCCGTATGGTACGCGCTGCAATGGTAGCAAAGGCAACGCACGGAACTATGGCTCCGTTTGCTTGTCGCTCAGTTGTTGAGTCGTGGCAAAAGCAAGTAAAGAACCCGATGAATGAATATATCTTGGAAAAGACAATGACCGCTGATGCACTGGCAACAGGCGGCGCGTTTGTTACTACCGAGATTGCGGAAGGAATTATTGAACTCTTGCAGGCGGCAACAGCGGTACGCGGTACGGCTGGCGTTGATGTTCGTGTTAATACAACTGGCTCGCTCAAAATCAAGCGCTTGGATTCAGGTGCAACCGCTAACTGGATTGGCGAAGCACAATCTATTGCACCGTCTTCGCTGGGTACTGGTTACCTTGAGTTGTCGGCTAAGAAACTCGGTTTGTTCGTACCCATGAGTAACGACCTTGTTCGCCGTCAGGATGCTAACATTGACGTTGAAATTTTGAACTCGCTCAAGACCACAATGGCAGTAGCCGAAGACCTTGCGTTCTTGCGCGGAACTGGTACGGTATATCAGCCACTCGGTATCTACGGTGCTATTGACCAAACCAACAACGCATTTACAATGACCGCAACGCCGACCGTACTCACGGTTACGACCGATGCGAATAAGCTGATGAATGCAGTACAAGAGAGTAATATCCCGATTGTAAATCCCGTATGGTATATGCGCCCGAAGATTAAGAACTACCTTCAGACCTTGCGCGACACAAACGGCTACAACCTTGCATTCCCTGAGATTGCTGCTAACGGTACATGGTTCGGCGCTGAGATTCGCACTACCACAAGCATTCCCGCTAACTTGGGTGCAGGCACTGCGACCGAAATTTACTACGGTGAAGCAAGCGCATTGATTATTGCTGACACTCTGAACATGAGCGTTACACAGGTTGATAACGTAACGTATTTGGATGGCAACGGAAGCGCCGTTTACGGTTCACAGACCGACGAAAGCGCTGTTCGTATTATACACGAAACCGACTTTGCACTCCGCCACAATACAGCGTTTGCACGTCTTGACGGTGTTACATGGGCATAACAATTAAATTCATACGGAATAATTCCCCGTATAGAGTTAATGACGTTGCTACATTTATGAATGAACGGTATGCCGCTCTCTTAATTGAGGGCGGCATTGCCGAAGTAATAAGCAGGTCAAATAACCGCGTTAGTGATGATGTGGTTATTATTGAGCGAAAGATTAAACACAGAAACAAAAACATAAATAAGGAACAATAAAATGATTCAGCAAAATATCGGCTCCTATGTAAAGTCGTTTACTGGCAATGCTGGTTTGGTTAATTCGGGAGCGGTGCAGAATGGTAGCGCTATCGACCGTCTGGGCGAACTCTCTTGCGTTGTGTACGCAAAGGCTGGCACGGTATCGGGTACTCCGACATCATGGCTTGCCACCGTTACCCTGCAACAAAGCGTAGGGGCTACAACGCCTGCAATGGCGCACTACGCTACCGTCGGTGTTATTTCAAGCACTACGCCGTACCTTGAGGGCAACCACGACCTTAGCGGTGCGCAGCGTTACGTGCGCGTCGTAATTGGTACGCCTTCGTTTACAGGCGGAACCTCACCGAGCGTGGTACTTGATTCAACCGTAATTCTTGGTGGCTCTAATTCATACCCGTTTTAATTAAATGCCGTTTACTCCTACATACACAAATACGTTTAGTTACTATGCAACAGCCAAAAATAAAACGGTTGATTTTGCCAACCCTTCTGTTGCTGACCAGCGCATTTATTCTATGTGGGATAAGGCAATCACAACGGCGTATGCGCAAGCCGAAACATTATTGGGACAACCGATAATGCAAAAGCAGGTCACTCATATATGGGGCGACCAAGGCGATGAACAGGATAGAAGAGGCAAGTACGTGTTACCCTATCACA